GAACATCATCATGTCAATCCTTCTGGCTGGAGGTGACATTGATTTGCTCTTCACTGATAATTTGAAAGATGAAAGAAGGAAGATTGAAAAGGTTCAAGCTGGGAAGTCGAGATTGGTCTCTGCTTCACCTCTTGAACTGACCATTGTCATGCGAATGCTCTTTGGTTCGTACATGGAGTCTATTCAAGCCAGTCCTGTCAAAAGCGGAACTGCCATTGGGCTTAACCCGTATGGGTTGGGATGGGACTCACTGGCCAGGCAAATGCAGGCCAAATGTGGCGATCAACCACGCTGTGGGGCGGGTGATTACCAAGGTTGGGATGGACATCTCAACGAAATCATAGGGCTGGCATTAAAAGGGAGCACTGACAAGTTTTACGAAGGTGCCCCTGAAGATGAATGCAAAGCAAGGCACACAGTGTTGAGAATGCTCTTTCAGTCTCAGCACATTCGTGGAGGTGTTATCGAGCAGTGGGCAACCAAAATGGAAGGCACCCTCAAGGGTTTTGGTTGGCCAAGTGGAAATGCCCTAACTGCCCCCGGAAACTCTGACATGAACCTTGCATCATTTTGTTACCACTATGTCCAACAACACGGTGGTGACGTGTCCAAGATTCCAGAATTTTTCAAGCTCGTTGTGTTGATTGTCATTGGTGACGACAACACTTTCGCAGTGAGTGAAGGATTGGAGGAAATGTTTATTGAGTCCAATATCGCTGTCACACTTGCGAAGATGGGCATGATCTTGACGTCCGATGTCAAGGGAGAAGTTAACATGAAGATGCGACACTTGGCCGAAATTTCGCTAATCAAGCGTAAGTTTAGGTACGATGAATATGTCGCGAGGTGGGTAGCCCCCCTTGACCTTGATGTTGTCATCGAGCAATGTATGTGGACCCAAAACACTTCATACTTGGCGACAGCTATCCAAAATTTGAACGTGACTGTGCGTGAACTTTCATTGCATGGTCGCGAGGTTTTTGGTGAGTGGATGCCGAAGTTGCGCGCATTCTACGGAAAACACTTCATTGTGGACAGCGAGTCGTGGGAAACAGTTATTCAGACTACCTGCAACTCGACTATTTTCCATCTATGAAAAGGCATCCCCATTCAGGTTAAGGGGAAAACCTGGAGTGTATAGGCCGACAGCCTGCTCTACTGAAGAGGAATGCGAGGACCAACATGAAACTAAGTCCATTAAAGAATTCCGATTTGACCCAAGACCAGCGCACTGTGTATTGATATTAAGACTTGTACCCGGAAAGGTTTATCAATCACAAATGTCCAATACGATCACAAACAAATCTGATGAGCTCGGAAATTACACCCAGACCAGTGGGATCGAGCCGTCAACGTCCACGACCATTGTCAGGGATGATGCCGACACATCGTCAGTTACAGCGGGTGTCGATCGTCTACGACTTCCCATCATCGACTCAGTTACTGTCACGGGATCCCAACGGCTTCACGATTTCTTTCGAAAGCCTACCAGACTCACCACAGGAAATCTCACGACCACTGACGCAACGAGAATTCCTGCTGCGCCTATTGAGGTGGACAAGGTCCTTATTGGCACGGTCCAGAAACAGTCAAAGTTCTCAGGAAACTTACTGTGGAGGGGAGACATCGTGTTGAGGTTGCAAGTTAACGCGACACGTTTCCAAAGTGGAAGATACCTCCTTGTTTGGTTTCCAACATGCGGCTCGAATTTCACTGATCTTAGTGCTCAGGCCTTTTACCGCATGCACTCGTGCAACTTGATGCAAATTTCGCAATTGCCCCACGCTGAAATTGACATTGCGAAACAGACCTCAGTTGAGTTGCGCATTCCGTTTACGTCCATTTACCCCTTCCACACTGTCAAGTCCACCGGTTCAGACATGGGATTGGGCGCTGCCTTTATCTTCCCGTATGCCAAACTAGCGGGAGGAAGTGGTAACACCACTGCCCCTTTTGTTCTTTGGGGTCACTTCGAAAACATTATTCTGTCCGGTCCGACGGTTACACAGTCAGGTATCGGGGGTTCATCGAATTCTGGAATTGAAGTGAGGAGTGCATTGCCTTCTGAAAAGAAAAGACAAAACGAAAACGTTTCCCGTTACAACAGGATCAACGTTCCTTACCCTGCGAATGTTGATACACGTTCAGCATCAACAACGCTGGGCATGTTGTCCACAACAGACATTGCTCAGACTGTAGGACAAGGGGATGGGACCCAAGAAACGGGGATCGATTTCATCAAAAAGAGACCAGCTTATTTGACCACGTTCAATTGGCCGGCAACTTCTGCCACTGACACAAATTTGTTGTCTTACGGCCACAACGTGCTTTACACCAGTACATATGGGAAAGGCACAACGTACACCCCAGTTGCGTTTTTGGGGACGATGTTTAAGTTGTGGCGTGGTTCAATGATTTTCAAGTTCAAGATGGCGAAGAATGAGTTTTACTCAGGACGACTCGTTGTCATGTATCAGCCCAGCTACAGGGTGACCACATTCAATGCCCTTCAAGCAGGAAAGCAAGAATATGCATTCCGTGAGATCATTGACATTCGTGACACGTCTGAATTTGAGGTGGTTCTACCATACATCTCACCAGAACTCTGGACTGCAACGACTGACACTGTTGGGTGGCTTTCGATTGACGTCCTTGACCCATTGCTCGCACCCAACACTGTTGACCAAAATATTGCAGTGATTGTTGAGGTGCAGGGCGGCGATGACTTGGAGTTTCAGTACCCTGTCGCCAAAGACCATCGACCATGGGCCCCTATCACTGTTCAATCAGGGAAGTTGGAGGAGACTGAGACACCTCGTGTGGACTTCGGTGTTCCTACTTCGACTATCCCAGATGTGGTGCATGCCGCATCAATTGGTGAAAAGGTCCCCGATCTAAAGTCCCTGATCGTGCGCTTTTGCGCAAACCCTGGCCCAAAACTTGTTGCTACGTCCACACAAGCAGCACCACAGTTTATTTTTCCGTTCTTGCTCAACATCACGTCCCAAAACAGTGTTGCGCCCAATGCGTTGTTCAAAGACGCTTACAAGACCGACCTCTTTTCTCGCTTGACTTTGTGTTATGCGATGAATAGTGGAGGGGTTCGACTCGTCCTCGAGCCCTGGGAAGTGGACACTGACGACATCATGGAACTTGGTATGGATTACGATCAATTGATCGTCCCAACCACAGTTGTCGGATTCTTTACGTACACTATGAATCCGAATGCTCTTCGAGTCCCTGTTTCAACAAGGGTAGATGGGCTTTATGACGTGACCATTCCAGCTTACTCGCGCACATTGGCGAGAAGCACCGCCGTGCACCTGATTTGTTCGACTGACACGACGTTCAAGCCGACCTTGGCTAAGCAATCGAAGATGACTTTTCTGTCTGTCCAAAATTTGACAGCAGCCGATGTTTCAGCTCGTGCTTACAACTACCACAGGATGGCTGCAGATGATTTCAATCTACATTTGTGGCTCGGGACAATTCCTATGGTGGATGAGTCGGCAACTTAAGTGTACAACCAGTATCGAGGATACGCTTCCTTTTCAGCAGATTTAGAGTTTGCTCTGGAGAGAAGCCCTCTTGCACGCGATCTTGCGTGCCAAATGAAAGTTTTCTTTATTCATTTGACCTCTCTTGACCTCGATATTGACCACCGGGGGACAAGGTAGGGGGGCGCATGTGCGCCCTCGATACTCTCTGTAAAACCCTAGGAAAATGCTTTTCGTTTCGTTCGTTTGAAGACGCGCGGGGGGGGAGTGTTTATTGATTTTGTGTTGAGAGGCAAGAGTTAAGAAGCCTTGCGG